ATGACCCCCGCCGCGATAGCCATGATAACCACTACCAGCTCTCCAGCCACCGGGATGACTATAGGAATAATGATAATAACGCTCGCCATACCAGCCATGGTAGCCTTCTACCCAGCCTCGATACCAAATACCACTCCTCCACCAACCACGTGGACCAATCCAGCAACCAAAGTGGGCGTCCCAATAGACTACTTCACCATCCATGTAGTAATAAGGAGCCGTCAAATAGCGGCATCCCCAATCGTCACAGAACTCTACCGTGCCAGTAGTGTAGGCAATCGGAACCTCTATATACATACCCTCGTCGGCATAGCAACCAATCATAGGAACCAAACCAAGGCAAAGAGCTAAGGCTAAAAATAACTTCTTCATGTTACTTATCCAAACAATCAAAGGTGACGGTAAACTCTCCGCTATCGGATGGACCTTCTGCCATCATTGGAAGATCGATATGTTCACACATGGTGTGAGCTATTTTGGAACAGTTTTCCAAAGTTCCAGTACATTTAACTATTCCCCTATTCAAGTGAGCTTGATGGGAGGCGTGAGCGCACCCACAACCAATTAATACTAGTAGTAAAGGAAGAATGAATTTCATATTAGTCCTTACGGTGTGATAATTAACTCTCCAGTTTTCTTCCAATCGTCTTTTTCACCATCGATACAGTAACGAACTGGGAGGAGAGTAATGTTTTTGTCAGCATATAGTTGGCGTATTTCCGGACATTCATCATATGAAAGAACCCAATTCGAACGATACTTCAACAATTCTGTCATCTTTTCATGATCAAAAGAAGACATCTTCTCTGTATATAACATATCACCTTTATGAAAATAAGGCGGATCACAATATACTGGATATTCGGTGTCTGTCAGATAATCGTAATCTAGAATGTCTCTATTCTCAACCGTAGTTCTTTCCCTCAACAGTTGATGACATTTTTCGATTTTTGCCCTTAACTTATGGTAATTATAACGACAATCTACTGTCCATTTGCTCTTTTGCTCTTGACCACCAATAGGTCCGCTGCGAGCGATACCAGAGAAAGTGGTGCGGTTGAAGAAGATACAGCGATAGGCGCAAGCCACTTCATCAGTCTCATCGAACGGCTTGCGTAACTCATTGAACAACTGAATGGTAGGTTTGGCTTCCATCAGTTTGAGCAATTGATCTAGTTGAGTTCTATTTTCATTAGCTACAATTTTCCAAAAACAATACACCCAACGATCTTTATCATTGGCAAAGAGTTGGATCTTAGGATATTTGGTAGCTACCTCTAATAGAACCGATCCGCCACCCACGAAAGCATCTGAGAAATTACCTGTATTCTCTAAGATTTGATCCAAATAGATCATAATACTGGGCAACAACTTGTTCTTAGATCCGGGATAGCGAAAGGGTGTTTGAATTGCCATGTTAGGTATTCAGTTTCTTATTGAGAGTATCTAGATAAACAGCCACTTTATTGTCACGCAAACGTTCAATCTTGGGAGCTTCGAACAGTTTCAGATCATGCAAAGTAGAAACAGCTACGATAGCGTGTATCTCTCCATGCTTTTTCATTACATCGATAGAGCTAAAAGCGATATAATGTCCAGGTTTCTTGGCATCTGTTCCAAAAACTCCAGTATCTACATCATAGTTCTTGCCAGCACGGAATTCAAAAATCCAGGAAACACCTAAGGTCTCGCCCACATTAGCTCTTTGGGACTTAACTCCTATTTGAGTCACGGGGTCAGTAGTCTTATCCGACAGGTCAGGATCCCAATTCTTCTGCTTGCTATCGTAAATATTCCAGTCTGGCTTGGAAAGATTAGGAAAATAAGGAACCAACTTGTCGTAAGTTAATTGTTCTACAATTTTACCCGTTCTAATTTGATCAATAATGTTAACCAAATTAGTTTGCCCACGCCTGGCATACTTGTCCTTATTGGTGGCAGCACAATCACAGGCAAACTTGTAAGCTTCTTGGGCGAAGTCCATAGAGAAGGTGAAGACTGGATCAAAACCATCTTCTAACATTTTAGCACGAAGGGGAAATTTAGGATCAATAATCATGGCGTACCTTGACAGATCATATAGCCACGATGTAATTATTTTTTAATGGCGGCAACCCCAACATTTGAAAGTGCCATCGGGTTGATTAGCTCTAGCGTACCGATAAAATTCTCCACAACGACTGCAATTATACCCCTCTGTGTCCTGCATTTCTTCTGAGTCTGGGTCCAAAGAACCGAAATAATCTTCTTCATCTAAAGAAAAAGTCATTTGTTCGCCTTCAAAACTAAACTCAAGCTCTTCATCATTTGGGTCTGACATTATTCTCCTGAACATTGAACATAAACGGTCACGCCTTTATGCTTACCCTTTATCCGATCCCAATGATATTCAACGCAGCCTTGATAATTCTTGTGGTCAATAGTGAACGGTTTGCAAGTATCCATCGGATTACCCAGCATACTTTTGGCTATTTTAACAATTTGAGGGGTAATATCTTTGGTGGGAAGCACGCAGTACCCTTTATTAGGGGACGCTATAGATGGAGAAATATTCGTAAACAACACCAAAAGTGTTAAAATCACTATACTAAATAAAGATATGCTCTTCATTGCGTGGCTCACCATAATATTTCGCCTTATTGACCTTGCATTCAATATTGCGAGCCACATGGATCCAACAGTCGGTATGGGTGTGTCCCGCTAACACTGTTATATATCGCTTCTTGTGCTCCGCCATCACACGCTCAATTGCGCGTCCCAGACGCAAATTAGTATTATATGGTAGCCAAAACTTCTCCATAAAGGTGCCAACGTCACGAGTAGCTTCACGCCAAGGCGGAAAATGTGTCAACACATAGATGGTCTTGTATTTTTGTTCGATAGCTTTCTCCAATTTATCAGCAATATCGTGAGCACTCTCATCAGCCAGACGACGCCAAGCCTTAATTCTCTCATTCATATCCGGCAATTTACGAAAATCATTCACCAAAAACCAATCAAAAGTCATCTTAAGATATTCAGGCTTGCCCTCTTCGGCATCATACCAGCCTTCAGTGCCTATCAGTGCCACCTCTTCGTTGAGTGATACTACGCTCGCCTCGGTCATCCAAACTAAATTAGAGTGCTTCTGACATAACTTGCGAATATTATCGTGGGTTTTTTCTCTAGAACTCCAGTGATAATCGTGATTTCCCAAGACGAAGTAGATGGGACAAGCTACATGATCGGATAAAATCTCCAAATCATTAACAGTTTGTTTACCATTAGAAATATCACCTGTCAAGAAAATACCCTTTGGATTCTCTTGACCTAAATGTCGAGCGAATATATACTTGGTCCAAGGAGCTACTTTGTCCAAGTGAGTGTCGGTATACCAAAGATATTTGGATTTATCCTTCATTATCCTTCAACGGGTATCAAAGTACAAGTGGCTACCCACATTATTTGGTTAGATAATACTTTACTAACCAAAATAGGACCACGTGTAGCGTGTGTTGCTTCTATTGGCTCACTTAATACCAAAACATAGGTTTTGTTTTTTAGAGAGCGGTCGTGCTTATCTAATTGCCCAATATTTGATAGAGTGGAAGAAAAAGAAAATACCGCACTATCTGGTTGATCTGGGCGCCAGAAAAGATATTTCCTTCCGATTTCACCTTCATCTAATTCCGGGTCGTCTTCAATATCCAATAATTGATCTATCATTTGACCATTTCCAAGAATTCCTCTTCCGAGATGAGAGTAGTGCCCAATTTTCTTGCGGCTTGCGCTTTAGAGCTCGTGCTGTTAGGATCAGCAATCACCAAATAGGTGAGTCCCTTACCCACCGAACTCTTGATGTTGCCGCCAGCATCTGCTGCCATCTTCTCTAAAACAGGACGCTTGTTTTTCATTGCACCTGTAAAACAAAGACTTTTCCCGGTCAATCTACCAACAATCTTATCCTTGATCTTGACACCATTCTCCAGAATCTTGAGAATGAGCTGTTGGTTATGCACCAAGCCATCCGCCAACAACTTGGCTTTGGTCGGACCCACACCTAATACCTGCTCAAATTGGGCAGCATCCAATTGTCCAAATTTTTCCAAGCTATCACAACCAGCATCCATAATCAATTTGATGGTGCTTTGTCCAATCATAGGAATTGATAAAGCTCCCAGAAAAATTTCCAAAGAGACTTCCTTGTTAGCCCACAGAATATCATACACTTTTTGAGCCGACTTATCACCCATACGATCCAGGTTAGCCAGGTCCTTGACTGTTAGAGTATACAAATCTGCTACTGTCGTGACCTTCTTAGACTCCACCAACTTCTCAATTAGGGTATCGCCCCACTCTAGTAGGTTGAGTTCCTTAACCCAATTCTTAATACGACCCACTACCTGAGCTGGACAAGTCTTAGTATTGGTGCAAACCAGGTTCTCTCCCACCATCTCAGTGTTTGCTTGACACAGGGGACAGCTGTCAGGAGGAGCAGCAATAGTGCCCGTACCCTTAATTAGTTCTTCAATACGGGGGATAACGTCGTTAGCACGAGCCACCAATACCTTAGCCCCAATATCTATACCCAATTCCTCAATATAAGCCAAGTTATACATACTCGCTCTGGTTACTGTGGCACCCACCAGTTGCACCGGGTCTACCACAGCCACCGGAGTAATACGCCCACTATTACCTACCTGCCAAATGATATCTCGAATAACCGACTCACGAGCCTCGTTATCGAACTTAAAAGCAATAGCTCCTTTGGGTCGAAGATCTTTTTCGCCCAAAGCAAGTTGCTTTTCTAGGTTGTCTATACGAACTACTAAACCATCAATATCATAATCTAACTTTTCACGATTTTCGTCTTG